GTCAGCGGCGTTACCAAACGAACTTGCAGTATTCGTGAGTTCTACGAATCCGTAGCGAGTCATAAATGACACGACTGGTTCGAATGTTGATGGGTCAAGAACCACACCACTACTCATTAACGGAATGTAAGGGCAATAGAATGCGGCAGCATCTGCCTCACTAGTACCTTTGTAGCCAACCAATACGTTAGCAGTGTCGCTAGCGTATGAGTTTACAAACACACGCATAGCACCATTCAATGTACCAACAAACTTGGTGTTTGTAGGTGCTTCAAATGTGCCTTCTGTTGTGCGAGCAAATGCACTAGTTGTTGCAGATTGCAACACTGTCAGACTTGCTGGACTCACAACGCACCAGTTACCAGCGCCACGACGTGTACGCTGAGCAATCAAGTTGGCAACACGATTGATCAAAACTGCCAATGCGGCATGTTCGTCACCAACGAATGTTGCAGTACCTGACACAGTAGCTTGATTGTATGTGAACTCTGTAGCTGCAAGTGTTTGCAAGCTTAAGAGAATCTCTTGGTCAATCTCAGCAGTGATCTCTTGTGCAAGAGCTGCCATGATTTCTGCTTCAACGTCAATACCGTGCATGGCCTGTGCGTCTTGTGCAGATTCAAATGTCCAACGTGCTTGCAACTTACGTGTCTTGGCTTCAACTGCTTGCTTCAAGATTTGAACGGAAATTTGCTTACCGCCGTTACCTTCAAGCGTTGCTGTGTTAGCGCCTGTGTAAGTTGATGTTGATGTTGTATCTTTGCCAACTGTAGAGTATGCAGTGGCAATAGTGAATGGACTCAATGCTTCTTGACCAGCTGTAACACTAGTAGCGGCTGCTGAGTTGTCAGTCAAGTTACCAGCGTAACGCACACGTAGAGTGTGGATCTGACCAACTGGACCTGTCATTGGCTGAACGCCTACCAACTCGTTAGCAATAACTGTTGGCATTACACGACGGATAACTGGTAGAATCACACGGTTTAATGTAGCGATGTTGCCAGATGCTGTGGAACCAGCACTTGCGTTTTCTTTCAAGTACTTACGTGTATTCTCAAGAATAACGTTCATACTAGTGCGCTTAGAACCGTTTAGACCTTCGAGCAATGCTTCCTTGGTCTCGTCCCAGCGACCTTCTAATAATTGTTGTGACATTTAATGTCTCCTTTTAAATTAATTTAACCCTGCCAAACGCTTGATGTCGATAACATTGCTAGATTCAGCACTGTCGTCTTCAATTTGGCTACGGGCAGATTTATCGCCGGTGACTGCTGACACGGATTCTGTAATCACTTTAGAGGCTTTTACAGAGCGGTCGGTTAGAACAGCCGGTAGATACTTTTCAAATGCGTTTTTCAAACGTGGAGTTTGGACGCTTTCGAGTAAATTACGCATGACATCTTGCTTCTCTTTGTTAAGAGGAGCCAGCAAATCGGCCAATGTGCTTTCACGCTCATTAGACTCTTTGATCATTCGTATTTCACGCTCTTTTGACTCATTAAGAACTTTTGCATTCCTAATAAGTTTGATGGCTTCTGCCAATTTTGCATCTTTGTTTGCAATGGTATCGTGTAATTTACGTACTTCTGCCTTCTCATTGAGATGAGTAGCACCAAATTCACTTGCGTATGCTTCAAAGATACGACGACCAAAATTGTTCTCGCGAGCAACTTTAATGTCTTCTTGTAATTGACTGAGTTCAGCCTTTAGATGACGGCTAACAGATTGGCTCATTTTCTGTGCAGATTCTGTTACGAAACGTGCTTTCAATGCTTCCAATTGGCCACGTGCTTCACGTACTAGACGAACTTTTGTTTCTACAACATCACGTTTGTCAGTTGCGAATTCTTGAATTTCGCGAGCCAATGCATGAACAATAAAGCCTTCCAATTTCTGGAGTCCTTCATTGTGCTGCTTACGATCTTTACGCAGTTCGCTAATTTCTTCAGCAAGTTTAGTAACCATAAAGTTGTTGAACTTTGTAGCACTTTCATTCATCTTGCCTTGGAACTTAACGCGATCTTCTACCAATTGTGCTTTTTCGGCAGCAACGGCTTGAATTTGCGTAGTGAGACCTTCTGTTACCATACGATCTAGGGCTTCCACCATCACTGTTTTGTCATGTTCATAGCGTTGTGCAAACTCTTCGCGGAGTTCTGCACGAGCCTGTTCACGAGCTTCAACCAGCTTGGCTTCCCAAGCTTCGTTGATCTCCTGGCGAGTTTCCTCGGTGATCAAGTCGCTATCTAGTAACGGTTTAATAGCATCTAACATGCTTATTCCTCCCTAATTTTAAGATCTTTGATCAGTTTTACTACTTCACTTTTCAAATATCTTTGTACCTTGTTGTCCGCGCCGGCTTCGCGTGCCACTTCCAATAATCTATGACCGTACTTCATGTTCATGAGGCCTTCATAGATTGCTGTGGGATATGCATTTGGAGCACTGGGTTGTGCAACTACATCTACAGTGACGATTTCAAAATCACTGACATGTCCTGTTCTGTCGTCGACGTTTCCTGACCCACGACTTGAAACACCTAATCTAACACCGCTGTCCAACATGGTTTTAACCAGTTGACCCATTGGCGTTGGTAATATCTTCAATTTTCCATAACCTATTGCACCGTCGCACCACATTTTATCAATCATGTGACTCACACGGTCTAGGTTAATTTTAAGATCATCTGGATGATCTACTTCTCCCAATACCGAATTGCCACTTTTAAGTTGTTCATTAATAGTGCCAACTGCTTTACGAATTTCGTGAGCAGGGTATATTCTTTCATTAGCATTGCGTTTATCACCTTCAATGCAAATTCCTTGCATGTAAAGGGTTTTACCAGAACCATCCTGAGCATCCTCACTCAGCAGTTCGACCTGCGCTTGTGAGAATGTCAAGTGTTCTTGTAGGTAACGAGCCATAATCTCTTATACTGGAGATTTAGTGTTTACGCCTGCAGCCTGTGTTGTCACTGGCTTGGGTGCGGCACCTTGCTTGGGACTGGTTGTCATGCCCATATCTTTTACAGATGGAGCAGGACGACCTTGTGCAGTGTCACCAGTCATCTTAACTGGGGAACCTTGCATACCTTTGGCACCTGAGTTCTGTGGCACTACACTTTTGGTGTTGGCACCGTCGTCGCCCATTTTAGCAGGAGCTACTTTGGACAAACTTACAGCTTCCATCATGCCCATTTCTGGCATAATTTCAGATGTGTCATCCATTTCAATAGCGTCGCCGCCAGCATCCATGTCAAATTCTTGTTCTTCTTCGCCACCTTCGCCGCCCATCATGGCTTCAAATTCAGCCATTAGTTCGTCCAGCTTGTCTTCTAGGTCAACCACGCGATCTTCAATATCGCCTTCACCTGCATCGTGGTCACCTTCCATGTCCTTTGTCAGATCATCGCCGTCTTTTTCTGCTTCGTCGTCAAACTCAGCATCCATGTCGTCTTCTTCGTAACGGATCAAACTGTCGGCAGCGTCGCCGTCGCCGTCGTTCATTTCCATTGGATCCATGCCTTCGTCAACTTCTTCAGTGGCTAGTTCTTCTTCTTCCATTAGACTTTCGTAGATTTCGCGTGATTTCTCAACAACGATATCATGAAAAAGTTCTTTAGCTTTTGCTTCTTCATCGTTAATTACGAATTCAATTAACTGTTCAAATTTTGATGTCATATTGTTTCCTCCAAAAGGTTATGGCTCATGTTTACTACTTACACAAAAGCAGTAAACTGAGCATATTTAGACGTCAAAACTGGTAGTTTTGACTAATTTATGACATGGTCAAAGGCCTGGAGGGGCGGCCGGAGGAGCATACTGCTTGCGAATATCTTTGAGTTTCTCTTTGTATTCGTAAGTTCGTACATCGTTCATCTGACGTAGCTTGCTCAACTGTCGTAGTGTCAAACGAGTTTTACGCAGTTGATTCTTTTGAGGCTGGCTATTGTCTTGAGCAACATCTTGGTAGCCTTCGGGTTCACGCTGGTAAAGTTCGTTTAAAATCATACAAGTATTTATGATGTTGGTGGTGGTGGAACTGCTGTGGGTGCTGTTCCAGCACCTGCTGGTGCACCTGGCAAGGCACCTGCATCGGGTGCGCC